GTGTCATTTTACCGTCTGCAATCCGCAGTATATAAAAGGCAACCATTATTATGCACCTCCCATCATTCCTGCTAGTTCTGCAATTGCTCCGTCCTGCACCTCCTGACTTGATTCTATTTTTTCAATACGTTTTTCTAATTCTGTCTTTTCACGTAATGAAATTGTAACATGCACACCATCCGCTTTTGCTTCCCATGATCCAGGTTGTAATACAAGATCGGAATAATCCCATACAATCGTACCATCTCCATTCTGCATCTGGACGCTTGCAAGGTTATCACTTGTCAGCCTCGGAAGGAATACAGCAGCTTCCCTCCAGTCAGCGTAAACTGTAGTAAGCCCTGCGAGGCTTGCCCCAGGTTCCAATTCGGTTGATGTTCCATCATTTAGAATCATTTTATCTTTCATACAATTTCCTTTCTGCCAATTTAGGCAATAAAAATAGCCCCGATTAGGGACCGATTTCAAGTTTGTTTTCTCTGTTAAATGAACATTTTCATCAATCTAATTCTTGCAAATTACCAAGCGAAACATCCTCCGATCGGTCGAAACGCTCCAAAAGAATAGGGTCATGTTCAGCTAATAAGTTTCCATCGAAATCCCAGTATTGTTTTACTTCTCGACATACATCAGCCTGTGTACCGAATCCTCTAATTGACCTTGTTTCTATTACCTTAATTACTTTGGCTTCGTCCGTCCCTCTTGGACGGACTGTTTTTGTTTTGTCTATTTCTGACATCTTATACCTCCATTATTGATCTGTTTATCATTTTTTATCATTAGATTTCGATTGTCTGATCCTCTGTTTCTACGTTAAATGATCATTTAGCGATCCATGCCGTCCATGCTCCGCTATCAATCTTGCGCCTGATGTAATATCCCCCATCTGTTGGAAAAGCCTCTTGATAATGCCAGCTGACTACTTTAGAGTGACGTACAAATCCAAACGTACTTGCCACTGGAGTATGTGATGTGGAGTTATTATAGTAATACAATCCGGTATCATTTGCAGTATCGCAATCCGATAGTAGTGTTGCCGTATTTAGTTTTGCTAAACTGTTACTTACCGTGTTTAAATTGCCATTTGTCGTAGTGATCTGATCCTGCAAAGTCTTTCCCATGGCTGAATCTAATGGCGCTACTCCTGCCGTTGTAGCAAGCGCATTATTCACAAGATCACCTTTGAGCAATAGATATTGCGCCATCTGAGCATCTATTGCCTTTGTTCCTGCGCTTACCGGGTTACGTGTGTTCTGCAAGTCATTTCTTGTAAGTGCAGTCGATCCTATGCTACCTTGAATTGCATCAATAAGTGTCTGGAGATAATTGATTTTCTCTTGTCCTTCATCAACAATCTTCTGAAATGCAGTAATGTAAGGAGCCGCAGGCACGGATTTGTCTGCCAATGGATCAAAGCGGCACATGAAGGTAAATTTATTAGAGGATATCTGTCCATTTGAATATACCAGTTTTACATCTGCCACTACTTTACCGGGTGATTGTAGCTCATTACCCTGGAATACATAAGTGTAAGTCGCTACGCTCTTCGGCATATCTGCGCCTGTAACAATCATTCCATTTGACAGAGTAAATACTATATAGGCACGTTGCGCATTGGTCACGTACTGCCCGTCAGCCTTAACCCTGATACTGAACTGTATTTGCCCGTAATCTCCCTGTGTAAAAGCGTATTGTGTTTCCAGCGTGGCACTATCGTTCGCATTTAGTATTACGTCATAATTCATTTTAAACCACCTTTCCGAGTATTACATAAGTCTTTGCCACACGAGCAACAAGCACCTTATCACCTGCCACCGGAGTATATGATTGAAGATATTTATAGGGCTTCTGGCTTGCCGTGTTTTCACCGTAAAACCTAATGTATGGCCTGTTGCCTGTAATGTTATCAACTACTGCCATTCGATAAGCCTTATCTCCCGAAAACAGTATTTGCAGCTCGTCAATCTGCTGTCCTGGGTTATCCCACATCATAGCTTTACCACCCTCTTTAATGTGTGCGTCATGGTTCCTCCGACATTTAGGTCCATTTCCCATGCATACTCAATATATTTGTTTCCAACGCCGAGATTATTTTCGCCTACAAAGATACAGTCACGGTATGAATGATGTGGCATTAAGGCTGTAGGCAATATAACAGCATCATAAGTCTGGCTCTTTTCAATCGCTACCCGGCGGACAAGATCGTTAAGAGTTGACTGATCCGCTACATCATCTACGCTTTCAATGTCAACCACATTACGACCACGGCTCACGGTTGATATGACGCTGCCCGGGCTATCGTTTATATATTCGCTCCTGAGTTCAGCACCGTCCGGGTCATCGGTATACCGTACAAATATATTAGGCACATTATATATGTCAACACTTTGCTTTGCGCCACTTTTTATAATGCTTCTGTCATTGGTTACATAGGATTGATCTGTGCGGCGGTTAAGTGGTTCAACATATCTTCTACTTACCGCATAGCCTCTATTGTCGAAATGTAGAGGCTCATAATTAATAGCCGTGAGAAGATCGTTTATTATATCAAGCTTGCTGGTGCCTATTTCAAATTCAAGGCCCTTGCTTGACAGTAGTATAGATGTTTCTATATTCGTCTTTCTTATACCTGCTGCCGTTATAATGCTCCGAACCTGCGTAACATAGTTAGTACCGGCTGCCACAAACATTCTGGTTGTTATTTTATCCTCTTTTAAGATCGTGGAATAATCATAGCAATCTACTTGTTGCGTTACTCCACTACCCTGTTTCGATCTTTCCGGGCTGCTCATTATGTAAGTGCCAATAGGATATTCAAGCCAAACAGAAGGGGTTTTAAGCCTGAAAAAAGGACGTATCCTAAGATCAACGGTCTTAAGGTCTACGTCCCCTATTTCTCTTATTGTAAGTGCAGCAGTACCCATGATTTCCTGAGAACTGTCAAATCTTATGTTTCCACTTACATTTTCCAGGTCTTTCAGCTTGATTTCGTTCTTATCAAGCAATTCATACCTGAAATTGATAGTACGGTCAGATTCAAGCATTCTCAACACTTCATCATGCGAATATCCGCCTTGTGCAAGGTTATACATCGAATCTCACCCCCATATCATAGTCAAGCCTCGTAAGTGTTACCTCTACCTTTTTACCTTTATTTAGAAATGTATTCTCATCGTTTATTTCGATCTCGCAACAAAAACACTCTTCGGCACTTCGGAAAAGATATATTCCATTTGCTTTATGCATGTCTCTTAGGCGCTTCGTATCTCTGTTATTAAGGTAAAACGATGTATTGATTTTATATTCCCGGTGGATTCCTGCCTCTTTTACCGGATACTCCCTTCCTTCATAGGTGACAAGCTCTGCTTCATTAGTCGGTGTTGTTTTAAAAACATTATACCAGTCACTATCAGATTGGTAAGCCTGGATATAATCATCAGGCGTATTTACATTTGATATAATCACACCTTTGTAATTTACTTTCATGGTCAACTTGTCACTGTCCGAAAACCCCATATTATGCGCCCTGATGAAATATTCGTACGTGGTGCCAGACTTCACAGCATAGTCAATGTATGATTCACCTGTGAATCTTGCTATTGGATCGAAATTGATCCCATTCTCTGAACGATATACTATTCTTTCGGCAGCGTTGGCGTTGTCATATGACTGTATTGGTATCCACTCATAATTAGTTGGATCAGAAAGCCAATCGGAAGGGGCTGGGGTCCATTTTACTGCTTGATCGTATTTTTCTCTAACTAATTTTAAACCACATATATATATTGCACCAGTAGTTGACATTTCAAATCCGGGCCTTATAACTCCTGATCGTACAACTTTAAATGTATACGCAATCCATGAGAACTCACTATCTGAACTATTATCAGCATTAGAAGTTTGTAATATTCCGTTTTTATAAGTTGTGACAGAACTAATTGAAGCAGATTCGCTGTTGGTTGTTCCGCAATAGTAATAACAATTAAATTTAGATTCAGGTTCAGTTTTAACATATCCGTATACAGTATATGTTTCTCCTGCCTGCGCCTGTATTTTTTGGCACATACCATTCCATGCTGTGGTTTTCTTTTTTACAGTTAATCCATTATACGGAACATCATTTATATAAGCTGATAAATTAATCCACTTATCTCCCGAGAAATTATTTGTTCCAATATATATATTTTCATGTTCAAATACATCTTTCGGCATATACCCAATACCTATATACTGGCTATCCGGCTGCCTTGTTTCTGTCATATTGGAGCCGTTAGCGTTGGGGGAATAGCGTACATATCTAAGATAGTTGTTAATTGTCTCCCCCGTTATCCGTATACCAGTTTTTGCAGAAGAAAGAGAGAATCCAGGCTTTGCCATCTGCGGAGTTGAAATGGTAAATACTCTTGCCGCCTCATCAGACCATACGCCATACACGCTACCGATGCGCATTTTAACGGTATATGCGCCATCAGGAAACATCATATTTGGAATATAAGAGCTTGTAAATCCTCCCGGCCTTTCTCCGCTATCATGTATAAGCGTTGCCACTTGGTAAATCCATAGCCTAAATATTGCCGTTTCTGCTTCATTACTTCTCCATTTAATCTCAGTAATTGCATCATTTTTCATAGAATCAATGATAGGAGCCGTAGGCCGCCCGGTGAGTTCGAAAGCCCCGTAAGCGTATTCAGATACCGCATTGATGGCGTTGTATGTCCTCACTCTCCACTCAATGATTCCGGTAGGCATAGAGCTAGTATCCAGAGTACGGCTTTGTACCGTAGAAACTACGCCTAAAGCATCTGTCCATGATGCATTCCCTTGCTGCCTCCACCCGAAATCATACTTTGTCTGCCCAGTATCATACAGTGAATTGTGCTTCCATTGAAATGTCAATGCATTCCCTTTTTCAATTACATCACCATTTGGATATATAATTGTTGGGAGATCAGGGACAGCATCGTTATAAGTAATCTCAATATATGGTATATTGGTGGACTCTCTGGAGGAGAATTTCCATATTTCCGTATCATCTGATTGTGCACCAGTCAAATCTTGCAGCCCTATAACAGCATTGTTTGTACCTAACGCATTTGTTACGATGCTTGTAATATCCCATATTATCCATTCATTGGCATCTGACACATAGGCAGGTGATGTGATTTCCGTTGGAGAATAAGCCATATCACTGTCTATATACTGCGACTGAACAATATTACCAGTCAAAGTATTAACGCTTACTGGTATAGCATATTGAGCTGCAACTATAGTACTTCTTCTGCCTTTCTGAGTACAATGTATTTTCAATTCCACTTTTGTGATCTGTTTATTCACCAGCAGCGGAATATCAAATTGAAGAAAGGCCATCATTGCAGATGAAGATGTAAGTATCCTATGTACAAGCATACTGTTCAGACTGCTAAAATTACCGCTTGGTGACGCAAAGGATACATAAGTATCAGCTTTACATTGCACTGTTTGAGTTGCCATTATAGTCTACTCCTTCCTGCTCTGACAGCCTGTTTTGACTGATTAAAGAAATTTACCACATCGTTAAGCTCCTGCATGTCTCTGGCCTGGATATTTGCATACAGATTATATGTATTTCCACCAGACATTCTTTGAGACTCGTTAGCAGAAATAACCCTTGTTCCGGTTGGCAATTCAAGCAATTCAGGACCATGCTCCCCTACCCATGCTTTTCCTCCGGGCGCATAATTAGTACCTACTGCATAATGTTGCGTGCGTCCTGACATGGCGGAATTTTGTATGCCTGACACACTATTACCAACCACCGTCATTGTTCTATCAAGTTCGCTTCCTTTTCCAATAATTACAGCTATTATTGCAGCAAGCGCCGCAAGTGCTGCAACAACTCCAAAGATTGTGATGGCGGTTTGGTTTGCTTTAAAGTCAAACCCAGTAAGGAACTTTCCAAACTTTCCAAATGTCCCAACAGTACTTTCCACAGCTTTGCTAATGCTTACAATTACCGCAATCATACCTGTGAGAGTTATTATCATTGTTAAAACAGGAGTAGGTATGGCAGATATAGCCGAAAACAATGTTGTGAGAACAGGAAGCAATGCAGCCGCAAAGCTATTTGCCAACCCTTCTCCAATTGTTTTAGTATCATTCATAGCCTCTTTTAATTGTAAGAATTTTCCTATGGATTCTTCGCTTATCACATATCCCATTAAATGAGCTTCCCTCTTTAAGTTCGCTATTTCTCTGGAAGTCATATTCAATATAGGTCCTAAATTTTCGCCGGTTGTTGATAACAAGTCACTGGCTATGGCATTTCTCATAGTCACATCTTCCATGTTCTGTAAGCCTCTTATCACGTCTGAAAACAATTCGTTCTGCGATTTCAATGCACCGTGAGAATCACGCACGTTTACGCCAAGGAGCCGAAATGTCTTTGCTGTATCACTGGTTTTATCTGTGGCATCAAGAGCCTTTTCTGCAAGTGCAGCAATATCACCCGTCATGCTTTCAGCGTCACTGCCAACCAATTTCATGATATAATCCCATTCTTGATATTGATCAGTTGTCATTCCCATTCTTTGTGATACAATACTTATTTCTTTTGCTTGATCTGCCGTACTTAATGTTAATGATCCAAGCATCGTCACCATTGATCCAATAGTAAGAATTGCCTTTCCAACGTTAGCATCTATATCGTCAAATTTTTCGGCGAATTTCTCAACGGCTGGACTTGCACTTATCCCAATAAAGTCGGAAACTTCACGTAATATATCACCAAAAGATCGATTCTCTTCGGAAGTATCCTCCATTTGATCTTCTGTTTCTTTCAATGCACCTTCAAGCTTCAATAACGTTGTTCTTTCGTTCAGCAGTGCCTTATCTGCCTGATCTGCTGCTTTTGATTCATAACCATGCGCGGCGACTATCTTATCATAAGATTTTGCAGTCTCTTCAACCTTTTTCTTTTGTAGGTCTATTTTTTGTCTTAGTGTATCATGCTGTATTCCTAGTTTGTCAGTAGAATCTCCATAAAGGTCTGCTTCTGCCGTTGCTCTCTTAAATTCTGCATCAAGGAGGCCCATCTTCCGGTTTATTTCTGTGATTCCGCCTGAAAATTCCGAATAATCCATACCAATTACAATGGTTTTTTTGTACTGGTTGTTCATACGAACCCTTCGACCTCCTTCATGCTTGTTATCGTTTTCGCTTCGTTTGTGTTAGGATTAAAATATTGTGATGTATACGGTTGATTGTTAATTTCTGCCGACTTAATGGCTGCTTCATCATTTGCAATATCTAGCATTTTCATCACTTTAGAAAGTGAGCTGCAATAGAACTCTTTCTCTGGGCGGTTAAGTCGAAAGCAATACAGATAGAAAAATAAATCATAATCCATAGTTAATGAATTACATTCTATCTCACAAGACCTGTAAGCATCTGTATCATCATTTTTTTTTTCGCTTCGTCCATTATTTCGCTGTTTGTCCCAGCTGATTCCATGTAGGCTTCGATGATTTCATTTAAGTCTGTAGGCCTGATGCTCAGTGCCAGCGCCCTCGCTTCTTCAATTGTAAAATCCTCATGATTAGCTTTAATCCCACCATAAAGTACCAGGCTCCCAAACTCCACAATGGATAACTTCTCTTTTCCAGGCTTCATAAGCTTTTCCTGCATATAACCGACCGCAAGCATATTAAACGTAGCTTTAAATTCCCGGTCCTTGAAGTCTATTATGATTTCGTCAGCCGGGAGTGCTGTAATTTTCTTTGCCATGTCTTACCTCCTATGGTGTTTCTGGTTTTTTAGGATATGTGACCGGACCGGACGCAAAAAAAGCAGTCGCCTGGGCTGCTGTGTAATCTGTATTTGCCGTGTCTCCGAAAAATCTGATCTGACTATCTGATTCACGGGGAATAAAATTAATCGTTGTGGAATCAGTTGAGAAATTAAGATTGTCTGTTGACTGCTGAATAGTCTGGTTTCCTGGCTGTGCTTTGCCTTTGAGTAACCAAACCTGCTCTTTTGTTCCGCCAAGCTGCTCAACTTCATATCCGACGGCAATGTCCGGCGGCTGATCTCCTGCTTTTTCAATGACTATACCATCAACTATAGTATTGCCCATAATCTCCGCCCTGGTCTCTGCAAAGACTTTATTTGTATCTACTGCTACCGCAATGCCTTTGAGCATTCCCACATCTTCCTCTTTGTTTCCATCTCCGTACAAAGTACCTGTTGCAACCTGTGGGGTAATCTGTATCTGCATGGCCTTTCCGAATGGTTTCACTGGTCCGTATGTAGTCCCTTCTGCTGTGTCAGTAAGCAATAAGCAGTAAACAAGTCTAGCTACGTTAATTCGATTCGACTTTTTAGACGACATCTGTATCCTCCTTTACATGTTTAAAATTCAAATTACCGCGCCACATTTTCCCGTTCGTATCATATGAAAAAGTGACGTTTGGGAAAGTG